TTGTTCAAATAACTCATCTTTATCATCTAATAATTCATTCAATAATTCTTCATATTCTGTATCAATCACACAACTAAATTCTTTCAACAATATATTACAAAAATGTTCTCCTGTATAAACTATATATATCTCCTTTAATTTATATAATTTTACTATCAATATTATAATTTCTCTTAATTTCTCATTAACAAAAATATACTTACTCAACATACCTACTCCTATAATCCAACACACTAACAAACTTATCACCATATTCAATCAATTTCATATACTTCTTATAAACTCTAATCTCTTCCTTGCTAAACTCACTTAAATCTTTAATAACATCTCCATTCTTCCTAAACACAACAACTTTTTCTATATTAAATTTAGTATCTATATTATCAAATCCTATATCAACATCCTTCCCAATAATCAAATTAACCACACTACCTTCAATAAACTCCATAACTAAATAATATCCACCCATATTCTGCACATTAATTATCATAATTCTCTCCTTTAATTTATATGTATTTTTATATTAACAATCTATTTCTATAATTAATCTACCCATAAAATTAAACTTTATTCTTTAAATTTATTTATATTCTAATTTAAACTTTATCAAAAAAATAATCTCCCATTTAGAGAGATTAAACTAAATTATTCATCTATTTACAATGTATTCTTATGAAGGAGGAGGTTAATCCATGATCCCTATACACATACCCAAAATACCATAACAAACTACCACAAAACACACTTAATCCATAACAAATAAAACTAATATACTTAAATAAATCACTCAATCCTAATATCCCTATACCACTTCTATTTCCTATATCTCCTATCATTAATCCTGCTATAGAGAATAATGATAAACATATTATTGATGATATATACATTATATTTTTCACATTAACATCAATACTTGCCTTACTTACGTTCTCTATATTCTCCATTTAAATTATCCTTTCTATTTTCATTTTATTTTTATTATTTTGTTTCAATCCTTTATCTTATCTTGCATTTATCTTGTCCATTAAAATTTAATCTATACACAGAATAAAAAATATTTTTATTATTTCAATTAACTATCTAATTAATATTTTAATAACTTAATAATATAATTATTTGTCTAATTAACTATTTCTGTCTAATTATATATTTATCTAATTAATTATTTATCTAATTAACTATTCACGCAATAAATCAACTAATCAATCAATTAGCATGGGGCATACTAAACAATTTAACAACCTACCATCACACATATCACCTATCCATCTCAAATCCAACCTAAAAAATCCATACCACAGAAGTTCTCATACTTCTAACTTCTTACTCCTGATTCACCTATTAAGTAATTAATAGTATTGGACAAGTTAATTTATATATTCTACAATATATATTCCTACATATATCTTAACTCATATCTTCTATCATATTGTCATACATATTGTACTATCTCATAATTTACATATATAACAATACTATAATACTATAATGTACAACCAATAAATTTACAAAAAAAATATCACAATCCTAAATATAATTTAATCTCATCAACAGTTTTGACTATAAACTTTATCCCCAATTTCTTCTCTACACCATTATCAATATAATCATACTTGATATTATCTACCTCTACACTCTTTAAAACTTTCAATTTCTTATTTTCACTATTACACACAATCAATATATTAGGGAATCTCTTCACCCTATTTGCCCAATATTCATTTAAATATAATTTATTTTTAAATATCTCGTTATAATTAATAATCTTCATAAATTTATTATTACTTTCAAATTTATCGCTTTCAATAATATAATACTTATATTCATTTGTTACATAATTAATAAATCCTATAATTCCATCTGGTCTTTTACCACACTCCATAACATACTCTATCTCAATATCATTAAACTTATAATATTTATAATTAATATTCACATACCTCAACAAATAAATAAATCCCCAATTTCTATTTATATCATGTGAAACAAACCTATTATTCTTATACTTCTTATTTGTAAAATGAATATTACACTCATTAATATCTAATCTAATATTATCAATCTTCATTTTCCCTTTCAATATCCTTAATCTCTCTCTACATTTAACTATCCCATATTTTATATTAGAAAAAAACAACAGATATAATTGCTCTGTTGTCAATATTCCAAATTCTTCTATTATATCAACTATGCACTTATCTCGGTAATAACCTTTTTGTCTCGTTGTCATTGATTTGAAATTGAATAAATGGGTCAGCATTGGATTCATCACCTTTGTAGAAATATTTAGCAACTGTCTTTTTCCTATCAAATAGATTATTAAATAACTTACATCTATCCATTGCTATATCTGGATCTAAATATAATGCTTGCAATTCCATTTGTTTACTATTATACAATGATATAAATCTTCCTTGAACATCAGGTAAATATAATGCATCTCTATTACCTAATACTGTTAAACTATGACCAAAATCATTACATTTAAAACTAATTCTGCCACTTAAATTATTCTTAATGATAGGTGATATTAAATCTCTATCTGGTCTCTGCATACATATAACTAATCTTACCCCTGCTTTTCTACCTAATTGTGCTAAATCATATGTCTTCTTCTGCAAATAATTTAATAATATTTTCTCTTGTTTGGTATGAAATTTTCCAGGAGCAGTAAAAGCAAATTCATCAATAAATAATACAAGGTAAGGAAGTTTCGCATCAGGATATGATAAGTTATAGTCTCTTAATCTTCTTTTCTTATATTTAACTAATACATCCAATCTCCTTTTAGTTTCATCCCATAGCATATCTAATACTAATCTTGCTTTCTCTATGTCTCCAGCAAATATAGTATATTCTTGTAGATGAATAAAATCAGTCATAGCTAGATCAATTACAAATAATAATACATTTGGATTTTGAAGTAATGCATCTGCCCAACCAGTTGCTAAAACACTTTTCCCTCTTCCAACTGAACCTGATATTAAAACATTATAAACATCTAACATTTCCCAAATTTCTAAACCCATCTGGTTGATTCCTACAGGAACAGGAAGAATGTACTTATCCAAATATTCCATAGTAATAAATTTATAATTAACCTTTCTAGGAATAACACCTTTAAATACTTCTATCTTTAATAATCCATTATCTTCTTCTATAATAACTTGAGCAACTAATGAGTTAGCAAAATTTAATGTTTTATCAATATACATTTTAAATGTCATACTATATGGTAATCTCCATAAAGTAGTATAATGGTTATCATTATCTTCATATCTAATAGTTTTAATATGGTATGCGTATCTACCTGAATTATTATATAAACCACATTCAGACATAATACTCTCTATCTCTGATTCTACAGTCCTACCTTTCCTACATCTAATTAGTTTCTTTACTGATGTTTTTAAATCTTCTTTCTTCTCAGGTTTTAATGGTTTATATCCAAGCTGTATATCCCATAGATACTTCTTAAAACTTTCCTTTAAATCAGATTTATATTTCTTCCAATTTTCTTTAATATCTACCTTATCTACTTTCCCCTTAATTTTAATCTTATCCTTCTTATTATTATCTCCCATAACAAATATCTCCTCGTATATAATTATCTCTTTAAGACAAACTAAGCAATAACTACACCCTACATTGAGGTGATTAACTTGGATATAGATAAACTTAAAGATATTACAAATAGGAATATAGATACTGGTAATTACTTGCAAAATTTAAGATTAAGTAAAAAATTAACATTATCTTCGGCATCAAAATCTATAAATATCAGTCCTACATATCTAAGTGACATTGAACATGGTAGAAAATTACCAAGTGATACCACAATTAAGAATATTGCTGATTTTTATGAAATAGATGAAATAGAATTATTTAATAAATTTGGCAAGATTTCATTAACTGTAAAGAAATTATTACTTAATGATTTGAATTTGCAAAGAAAAATATATAATGAAGTTAAAATTAATAATTATAAACATTAACAATAATTATAAGCATTAATAATATTACCATTTAAACCATTTAATTTTACTTTCCTTTGGTCTATTAATATGTTTTAAAAATTCTTTAAATATATCTAATAACCTTTTTCTTTCAGGCACATTCAAAGTCTTAACATGATCCATTGTACCTCTTATTATTTCTATATACAATTCCTTATCAACATCACTCATTTCTTTACTACCCATATCACGATTAATTTTAATCTTATTTACATTATTTTCAATTACAATATCAATACTCCCAGGTGTATAATCATCAGTTATTTTAATATTTTCATTGTGTTTTTCTTCTTTTTTATTAATATTCTCCCTCTTATTTATATCATCTTTATTGATTATTTCCTCTTTTTTATTGATATTATTGCTAATATTATGATCTTTTTGCTCATTATATAACTTATTATCATTTAATTCCTTTTTATCAATATTCTCTTTATACTCAGTATATTCCTTATTCTCGTTATAATTTTTATTCTCATTGTAAGTTTTCTCATTGCTATTACCATTATTCGCATCAACATTTACACTAACAATTAAAGGTAATTTTCTATCCTTAATCATTAACTCACCGTAAAACCTACCATTATTATAATTATAAATTTTTGCATCAATATTGTCATTGTCAAACCATAAACTATTGAATCCTAACATAACAAACAATGCCATTGCACCTATAATAACTTTATTAACTATGATAGTTTGCATTGTATCACTCCATTCCATTCTTTATTTAGTCCTTGGATACTCAGTTATTTTTCTTAGAAATGAATTATCAGGTAAATTCTTTTCAATAATTTTATCAATTGGTGATTGTATATCTTCTTTATTAAATAATTTACTGGTAGGATTAACATATTTTTTAACATCATCAATTTTATCTTCTACATATTGTTGTTTCTTCTGCTCTTCCTCAACTATAGGTAATACTTTCTCCATAACTGTACTTAGGCAAGAAAATATAGTTATGACTATAATCATTTTTGACAAGTTACGTTTAGTCAATGCTCTACAAGTAAAATATCCAAATGCACCAATAATAATCTGTATCATCAATTGAGGTAGACATAAACAAGTTATAACAAATAATAATATTGGTATTATTAATAAAAACATATTTATATTTCTCCTTTATTAAATTTAAAAATATCTTAATAATTTATTTACTATCTCTAAACCAGAATCTATCATAATTGCAGTAGCAACAAATGTAGCAACTATACCTATTAATACAGCAAAATTCTGTTTACCTATTATTTTACATATTTGTTCTAGTATAAAAGCAGCAACAGCACAGCCACCAATTAGGAGTATTGCAAATCCTGGCTTACCATATCCTACTGTTTCCTTCATTAATTCATAAATAGTCATGGCATAACAAGGCATGGGGGTTAGGATAACAAATAATAAAGTATAAATGTACTTACTCATTTAAAAACCTCCTATTAGGAACATTTTTGATATACTTATTGATAATTTTAATGTCATATATAATATCAATGTTAATCCTATTATTGTTGTGAATAATTTTACATATTTTTGTTTTTCTTCTATAACAATACTATTAGTTAACCAATCTATAATTACTATTCCTACTATAATTAAAATATCTTGCAAAATACTAATACTTATAATATTCATGTTGTTATATGCCTCCTATATAATTAATTAACATTATCCGTATTGGATGCAAAATATTAATTTATCAGTCTTAATCTTCGTCTTCATCATAAAAACCATTTTCATGCAACCAATCATCTTCTACACCTAATACTTCTAAAACTATTTCAATAGGTATTCCTGTTTTTCTACATATAAAACTAGCAACATTATCTGTATTCATTATTAAGTCATTTGATGGATCTATGTCTATATTATTAGTGTATTTTATACTTTTTATAAAATTTATTATATTGGTGATTGCGTTAGTTAATTGTTTCATATAATCCTCCTATTTTAAATTTGGATTATTCCATTTTATAACTCTAGATTTATTGTTAGTATTATTAATATCTGTTTTCTTATTAACTTGCCTAATTTCAACAACATTATCCGTATTGGATGCAGTGGCAAATGGATCTTCAACATCAATAATATTCTTACTAGTTAATAAACTATCCCTCAGTACACCTCTAATAAATTCAGACATATTATTATTTTCATGCTTGCTGAGAAGAGAAATTAATTCATTGTCGTTTCTTTTGTTAAGTCTAAAACTAATCATCATTTTAAAATCACTCCTTTTTATTTGTTGATAATTTGATTGATATAGTTTAGTTTATTTTGTATATGTTAGTTTGTATGACGGTTATATTTAATTATATTTGACTGTATGACATATTATACATGGTAATTATTAGTGTATGACATTATATAAATCATAAAATTAAAACAATAAATCACTTTAATAATTATTTTTATATTTCTATTGACATTAATAATTATATTATGGTAGAATTAATCTACAAATAAATTACATAACATAATAATAAATTATTAAATAAAAAGGAGAAATTAATATGAAAAATAGAATTGAACAATATAAAAATTATTTAATTAACCAAGCAAAATCTAACAATACTATTTCATCTTATGTGTCAGACTTAAATCACTTCTTTATTTTACATGATGAGATTAGTAGAGATTCTATTATTAGATATAAGGAAGAGATTAGTAATTTGTCTTCTAGTTCTATTAATAGGAAATTATCAAGTTTAAAATCGTTTAATGAATTTTTATTGATGTTGGGATTGATTGATAGTGTGAATGTTATCAAGAGAGATTTTGTTAAAATACAAAGCAAAGGTAATCCAACAGATGTAACAGAATCACAAGTATCTGAGTTTTTAGATAAGGTAAGTAATAAATATAGTTTGCATAGGATAAGAAATATTGCTATTATTTATTTGATTGCTAATACAGGTATTAGAAGAGAAGAAATTACAAATTTGAAATTGAGGAATTTAGATTTAGTTAATGGTGAGTTGAAGTTGATTGGTAAAGGTGATAAGGAAAGAACTGTATTATTAAATGATGTTGCAATAAAAGTTATTAAGGATTATTTGAAGATTAGAGAAAAACATAAATTTGCTAATAGTCCATATATTTTTTTAACTGAAAGAAGTGAGAAATTGAATAAGGATACAGTTAATTATATATTTAATAGTTATTGTGATGGTGATTGTAAGGTTGGTATTCACCAATTAAGACATTCATTCGCAAGCAGTGTAATAGAACAAGATGTTTTAACTTTACCAGAATTGCAGAATCAATTAGGCCACGCATCGCTCGGAACTACATCTCTATATACTCATGCAAGAAAAGAAAATATTAAGAAGAAAATTAATAATTTGAGGATTGGATTGTAGGTTAAGGATAATTTATAAAATAATTAATACATCATTATTTATTAGTGGTGTATTTTTTGTTTTTGATGGATAAATAAAAATTAAATAATAGTAAAATATTTTTACAAAATATAAATATAATTGTGTTGACTTATGGATTTGAATATTGTATAATACAGTTAAGGAGGAAACTAATAAAATTTAAGTGTGTGGTCGTACAGATTAAAAATATAATATTAAGGAGGATAATTTTATTGGTAGGAATTTATAAAATAGTTAACAAAATTAATGGTAAAGTTTATATTGGTGAATCATTGGACATTGAAAGAAGATGGGATGAACATAAGTTAGATTTAGAAAATGGTACTCACCACTCTTTTAAATTGCAAAATGATTATAATGAGTATGGAAAAAGTAATTTTATGTTTGAAGTAATTGAGGAGATTGATGAAGGTAAAAATATGATATTGCATAAATGTTTATCATACATATTTGAGAGTAAATACATAAAATTATATGATAGTATTAATAATGGATATAATATTGAAGATAGTTTAGATTTAATTTTAAAAGGTAAAAAACCTATCTTTGAAGGAGATAAAATTAATTATAAATCAATAAGTGTATTAAAAAGTATAATAAAAAACATAGATAAAAATAATGGTAATTTTATTATTAAAGAAGAACAAAAACCAAAAGTTAAATTTCAATTAAAAGAGCAATATAAAAATAAAGATACGGGAAATAAATCCAATGAAAATAAAATAAAGAAGAACATAAATAAAATATTAAATAATTTATATAATGATTATAATATAAAATTTATCATTAATAATTGTAAAAATTATATATTTAAAGATGATTTTGAAAGATTATATGTTGTACTAAAAGATAATGGATTCCATCAAGGAAAAGTGTATTCGTATTTAAGAGAAATTAATATATTAGATGATCTAAATAAATGTTTAATAAATGATAATACCTTATTTAATGTTGAGGAACGTGTATATAATAATACAGATAAAACTAATACTACTTATGTTACTTATATATCTCAAAAAGGATTTAGATATTTATTAAGTATAATTTTAAAATATGCAAAAGAAAATAATATCAATTTGTTTACACATAGATTTATAAAAGATAATTTAATCGAATAATTATTATAAGAAGTAATCGACCCCTAAGTTATAGGGCAAAAAACGCCCTATAACTTTCCCCTATCCAGGGGATAAATTATTTTTTATTTTTATTTTACTGTTGACAATTATATTTATATTGTGTTATAATACGGATAGGAGAAGAATATGATTTTATTATTTATAATTTTATTATTAATGGAGGTGAAAATTATAGGTGTATTATTTATATTATTTTAAAATGTAAATATAAATATTGGACAATTTTTAACTTTGTCTAATAATAGAATTTCCGTTTTTTGTCCACTATTAAAATTTTAAGGAGTGATTTTTTATTAAATTTATTTCAGATATAATTAGTAATATGGAAGTAGATAAAAAGAATTTCAATATTATATCTTCTGGAACAGGTACTGGAAAAACATATTTTGTAGTTAATGAATTAAATAAATATTTTCCTAATGTTAAATATTCAGAAATATTATTTGTTACATCTAGATCATTAATAGTAGATCAACAATCTAAATCAGAACGAATTTCTAAGTATGATATGAATAATTTAATATCTATAAAACATTGGAATGGATTAAATGATTATAGCAAAATATTAAATAAAAAAGGAATTCAAATAATGACATATGATAAGATTATTAATATATTAGTTTCAAATAATACAGAAGGATTTGAAACTCTTAATAAAATAAAATTAATAATTTTTGATGAATGTCATTCCCTATTTAGTGATAAATTTATTAAAAATATAGAAATGTTAAAAGTATGGATAAGAGATATACTTTATTATAATAGGAATGACAGCAACACCCAATATTATATTTTATTATCAAAAAGAATGGGGTGTAACTGTGAAGCAAATTAACTCAGAAGTATTAATTAATTATAAAACAAAACAATTGCATTGTACTGATTTTGATACTATCCCATATATAATAACGACCAATCAAGTAGAAGGTAGAACAATAATAATGTGCTATTCAGTAGATGATTGCATTAAATTAAAAAGTAAAATACCTAATTCATGTATATTAGTTAGTAAAAGTAATAAAAAATATTTCACTGAAGAAATGTCTAATTTACGTGATTACATAGTTGATAATGAAAGTTTGCCTGATACATTTATTGATGAAGATAATATAGAGAAAAATTTAGATGTTTTAATAACCACAAGTACATTAAGAGAAGGAGTTAATTTAAGAGAAGAATGTGGAGTTAGAAATGTAATATGTTGTTTTACAGATGAATTGCATATTACACAATTTATGGGTAGATGTAGATTTAATATTGATAACTTAATTGTTGCTCATACATATATTCGTAGTGATAATTATGACACAGATTCATATTTAAGTAAATGTAGAAGTGCATATAAGGATTTTATGAGAAATAAAAATAGTACATCATGGTTTGATAGTATTTCACATTTAATTAAACATGATATTTATAAGACAATTAAATTTATTTTAGGTTCACAAGAAAAGAAATTTATAAATTTTATTAATTCTAAATGGTTATTGCCCAACGGAGTAACTGAAAAAGAACAGTTAGATAAATATAAGATTTATAAAAAAGAAGATAAAGATGATATTATAAAAATGGTTATAGATTGTAAATTATTAAATCTATGTGCATCAAAAATTACATTTAATAAAGTAGTAGATTTAATGGAGAATAGTTTAGGATATAACATTGAAAGTAATAGAATGATGATTAGAAAGAAGAAGTATACATATAAACTTGTAATAGAATTTGATGAAGATAAAGTTACTTATCAATCAATTACAATGGAAATATAATATAAAGGAGAAATAGATAATATTGAGTAAAATTATAAATAGTAAAATATCAGGAATATATCAAATCATTAATAATATAAATGGTAAAGTTTACATAGGTCATAGTGTTAATATTTCATTTAGATGGTATAATCACATGAATAATCTTTTAAAAGGTAATCATCATAATTCAAAACTTCAAGATGATTTCAATATATATGGTTTATCTGCATTTAATTTTAACATATTGGATACTTTAGAAGGAAAATCAAACTTAATATTAAAAGAACAAGAATATTTAGATAAACTTGATTTTACTAATAATTACAATCTTTCTAATGCTTTAGAAAAGGAAAAACATTCTCAACCAGATATTTTTATTGAATATATTAATAATAAATGGTTATTGCCAGACAATTTAAATAGCAATGATAAAGATATTGAAAAATATAAAATTTTCAAAAAAGAAGATAAAGAAGAAATATTTAAAAAGGCTATTGAATGTCAGTTGATTGATTTGCCAAAGTTTAATAGGGTTATTAATTTCATGATTGGTAAATTAGGATATACTATTAATAATAAAAGAAAGAGAATAAAAAGAAAGCAATATAGATACAAACTTATTGTTGATTTTGATGAAGATTATATGTTAAACTTTAAGAATAAAATTAAAATATAATAATAAAAAGGAGAAAATAATATTGAATTTTAATGAAAATCAATTAAAAGCAATCAACCATTATGAAGGTAATTGCTGTGTACTCTCTTCAGCTGGAAGCGGAAAGACATCCGTTCTAACAAATAGAATAGTAAATCTTATCAATGTACATAATGTAAAACCAGAAAATATTCTTGCTATTACCTTCAGTGTTAAAGCAAGAGAAAATATGCAAGAAAGATTATTAAAATTAATTGGTGATAAATCAAGTAAGATCACTATTGAAACTTTCCATGCATTAGGAAATAAAATTCTCAGAGAATGTAGCTATAATTATTTTCATAACAAAATTAAAGTATGGCAACAGAAACAGTTTATAAATAATATAGTTGTTAAAACTCTTAAAATGGAAAGCAATGAGAAAAATGTAGATACTAATGACATTCTTAAGTTTATCTCTTGTCAGAAAAACAATTTATTAGATTGTAATGATGAATTACTAGAAACTAAGTATATGCCTTATAGTATTAATATAATGCAATACATATATCAAAGATATGAAGAAATTAAGAAAGATGAAAAAGCAATGGATTTTGATGATATGTTACTTTATACATATAAATTGTTAGCAAATAATGATTCGACAAGAGAAAAATATCAAGATAGATATAGGTTTATATCTATTGATGAGCACCAAGACAGTAGTGTAGCATCATATGAGATATTAAGATTGTTGGGTAAAAAATATAATAATGTCTTTGTAGTTGGTGATCCATTGCAATGTTTACTTCCTAATACATTAATATCTACATCTGATGGAAATAAAGAAATTAAAGACATTAATCAAAATGATAATATAATTGTTGCGTATGGTAGAGGGGGAAAAATTGAAACTCAAGTATCAAGTGTATTAAATAAATATTATGAAGGTAAAATTGTAAAAATAATAACTAAAAGTGGAAATATATTAGAAGGTACACCTAATCATTGTATTTTTACAAAACAATTTGCAAAAGAAGGATTATATTATGTTTATTTAATGTATAAAAAAGAATATGGATATAGAATTGGTATTACATCTTCTGCTAGGAGTGGAAATGGTAAAAGAATTAATGGTTATGAAGGAAGATTAAATCAAGAATATGGAGATGCAATATGGATATTAGAAGAATGTGATAATTTGGAAGATACAAAATATTATGAATTGTATTATTCTTATTTGTATGGAATTCCCACAAATTTATTTATTGCAAGAGAAGGTATGAATCAAAATATTATAGATAGATTATTTGAAAATATTAACACAAGAAATAATGTTAAAAAATTAATGGAAGATAAATTATTATTTGAAGATATACCTTATCATAAACCAAAAGCAGGTGGAGGAGTTAAAAATAATAGAATTAATTTTACTATGTTTGAACATAGTACAGTTGGAAAATGTAATTATATTAATAGTCATGATATAAATAATAAGTATATACATAGACATGGTATTTCAATAGATACTTCTAATGATGATTATAAACATTGTGTTGAAAAATTTATTAAATTTAATTTTAAAAGGAATATGAATGGTTATGAATATTTTAGGGCAACAAAAAATAATTTTAATTATGATTATTTATTTCAATTAATTAATAATATAGAAAATGAATGTATAAATAATAATGTAGATGTTAAAGTTGCTTTAAATGCAAAAATAACTGATATACTTTATGAATTTACTCCTATGTCTTATGCAAGAAGGGGAATGACAATACCTATAGAAACTGATGATGGTATTGTAGATGATGAAATTGAATTAGTAGAAATTTATGATTATAAAGGATTAGTTTATGATATTAATGTAGATTATTATAGAAACTATATAGCAAATGGTATTGTCGTACATAATTGTATCTATGAATGGAATTTAGCAAACAATAACTATCTTATTGATTTTCATAAGGATTGGATAGATACAACTATCATCCCTCTTAATATTAATTATAGGAGTTCTCAAGATATTGTTGAATTATCTAATAAGTTAGTTAAGAATACAAAAGAAACTACTCACAAATATTATTATGAATCTGTTGCATATAAACCAAAGTATAAATCTCCTGAGTTTTCATGTTTCACAGATGAGATAGAAGAAGCAAATTATATTTCTAGTAAGATAATTGAAATGAGTAAATTAGGTAATAATTATTCTGATTTTGCTATTTTAACAAGAACAAATTTTCAAATACAAGCAATTGAAAGAAGTCTATATAAGAATAATATACCTTATCAGATTGTCGGAGGAACAACTTTTTTTGAAATTAAGGAAATTAATGATATGGTGTCCTATCTTAGATTAGTCAAAAACATAAATAATGATGATGCATTTAAACAAATATATAATTCACCTAATAGATATTTAGGTTCAGTATTCTTGAATGAAGTAAATACATATGCAAGTAAATATGATAAATCATTATTTGTTAGTATGTTGTCCTTCCCTAGAAGTAATGAATGGAGATATAAAAATGGTATTAGTGAGATACAGAATATTATTCTAAAGATTAAAAATAAAAAGAAATCTAAAGTTGGAGATTTGATTAATATTATTAGAAAAGATTTAGATTATGATAAATACATATTAAAAGAAGATTCTGAGAGTAATATTAGAAGTGAAAAAATTGATAATTTGAATATTTTAGTTAATTTGGCAAATAAATATAATAGTATTGATACTTTTCTTGAAGAAGTAGATAATTTATTAGGATTTTCTAAAGATTCAGATGTTGTTGAAAAGGTTAAGGTAATGACCTGTCATAAAAGTAAAGGTTTAGAATTTAAGATTGTATTCTTACCAGGAGTTAATGATGGACTTCTCCCTCACTCTAAGTCAGACAATGAAGCAGAAGAGCGAAGATTATTTTATGTGGGTATGACCAGAGCCGAAAAAGAGTTGTTTATCAGTTCTACTATGTTTTATGGTAATAGACAGATGGGAATAAGTAAATTTATATTCGACATTTTTGAAAAGGAGTATATAAGAGAAAGAATGATTGAAGATAATGATGATTTTGATGAGGATGAATAAAAAATAATTTGATAAAGGAGATAATATATGATTAAAAAATTAAAATTAGGAGACACTTTTGAATTTAAATGGGGAAAATATGAAATAATAAATATTTTAAATGAACATTGGGAAAATGGAGAAAGAAAATATATAGTTAAATTTATAAATACAAATTATGAAACTACTACATGTCCTTCTAGTATAAAAACAGGTGCAATAAGAGACCCATTTTATAAACATATTGCAGGAATAGGTTGTCTTGGGAACGCATCACGTAGACATTTTCTCTATAATAGGTGGAGAGCTATGATTTCTAGATGTTATAGTGAAGTAGATAAAAGTTATAAATATTATGGTAATAATGGTATTTATGTATGTGATGACTGGCATTGTTTTGAAAATTATATTAAAGATGTAGTTAAATTAGAAGGATATAATGAAGAAAAAGTTAAAAATAAAGAATTAAATTTAGACAAAGATATTCTTTCAGATGTAGAAAATAAATGTTATAGTCCAGAAACTTGTAAATGGGTTACATTTATAGAAAATAATAATACACGCTCTATTAGAACTGTAAAATATTTTGAAGCAACTAGAATAATAGATGATTATAAAGAAATATCAAATGTAATAATAGAATTTGCAAGAAAATATAATTTAGATAATAATTCTATTAATAATTGTTTAAATAATAGAAGAAAAACACATAAAGGTTGGAAGTTTTCATACATAGAAGATATTCCTTTAGTAGAATTAAATAATAAATCCTAACAAATTGTAAATATAATTGTTGACATACTCTTACCTACTGTGCTATAATACAAATAGTAGGGAAGAAAAAATTAATTACATAGTTTTTATATAGTATATAGTTTTTTATTAACTAAACAATAATAATCAATAATAAACAAGCAAAAACATAAATCTAACAAAGAAAGGAGGTTATCTTTTATCAACAAATATATAGGAATTTATCGTGTCTTCCCTACTCTTACTCTTGATGGACAATTATCAAAGAATTTAGATGATGTATTTTTACTTGGTAAATATAAAATTCAAGTATATCGCTATGATGAAAACACATTATCAATTTTATTTACAAATAATCAGACAGTTAATAATGTAATTCCTCAATTAAATTCATTAGGAGTAAAAACTGAATTATATTTAGATGGTGAATTTGAATCTGTATATCATTTCAATGAAGAGGATATAGATAAGGTTAATGAAATCATAAAGTTTCAAACAAAAGGTAAAGGAATTCAGGCAAAATCAGTGAAGACAAAAAGGAAATTACAGAAACAGTTAGATAAAGAAAATGAAAAATTAAATAATAAAGTGAATAAAACAAAAGTAAAAACAAAAGTAAAATAAAAATTAAAGTAAAGTTTATTTTTAAATGTAAATTATTACCCTTAATTTTACCTAAAATTAAAAAACATAAATTTATACATAATTTTAATTAAGTCTTGAATATGGTATAAGAATATCGAATTAAGTCCACATTTTTGATAATATAATTTTGATATTTGTATGTAATGGATATGAGTTAATTAATGAGTATGATTGTAATTATAATTTTTGAATAATAATTAGTAAATTGTAAAAACAAAAACAATAAATTCAAAAAATAAAAAATAGAAAGAAGGAAAATTTATTATGAGTAAAGAAAACACAGAAAACACAAATAAAACATTAATCCCAAAAGTAACTAATTCTCCTCAATCACAAAAATATAAAATAAGTAATGATTTTACACCTATTATAAAATCAAAAATTACATATAGTGGTAAATTAATATATGAAAAAGATAATGGAGATTATGAAATACTTATCCCCTCCCCTATTAGAGAATCTAGATTAATTAATTTATCAAATACATTATTTAATTTGTGTTGCTCTACAAGAAATTATATAGAAATAAAAATTATGAATGGTTGTAAAATTATCTTTGATTATAATGGTATTTTAGATAAAATTGTTGATAAGGAAAATGGTTTATTATCTTATAATGTAGGAGATAAAGATTTAGAAAAATTATTATTTTACACTGTAGATGAATATATTGATATTGAAATTGATTGTTGTTTTAGTATAGATGATTTGAAAAAGTTAGGAGTAGAAATTGTTGATGATGCAAAATAAAATTGAAGGAGTAAATAAATTTGTTAATATAAATGTGACAATTGATTACTGTGCTAAATGTGGTAAACCAATAGATAACAAAGATAAATACATAAGAAAAGATCAAAACGATAATTTATTCTGTGACAGAGAATGTCTTAATGAATTTTGGAATGAGGTACGAAGAGAAATTGGGGATAAATTTTATGGATGGGATATGTAAAATAAATTATAAATATATTAATAAAATAAAAAGGAGATAAATTATTATTGATTGAAATTAACAAATTATATAATGAAAATTGTATTGGTGAAAATGGAATGTGTTTAATACCTGATAAGTCAGTTAATATGATTTTATGTGATCTGCCATATGGATCAACTGCATGTCCTTGGGATTCAATTATTCCATATATTCCATTATGGGAACAATATGAAAGAATTATCACAGATACAGGATGTATTGCATTATTCGGAAGTGAACCATTTAGTTCTTTTCTAAGAACAAGTAATATAAAACTATATAAATATGATTGGATATGGGAGAAAGGTAGAGCAAGTGGATTTGTTCATGCGAAGAATAAACCATTAAAAGCACATGAAAATATATCAATATTTAGCAAAGGAACAACAGTACATAAATCTCAATCTAAAAATAGGATGCATTATGAGCCAATAATGGAAGAAGGTAAACCATATACTAAGAAAATCACACAAGTTAACACAGGTAAAATAAATCATACTCCTTCAGAGTCTAATTTGAATTTTGTTGGTACAATTAATAAAAATGAAGGTACTAGATATCCAAGAAGTGTATTAAAATTTTCTATACATAATGTAGGGACAATACATCCTACTCAGAAACCTGTTGATTTATGTGAATATTTTATTAAAACATATTCTAATGAAGGTGATTTAGTTTTAGATAATTGTATTGGAAGTGGAAGTACAATTATTGCTTGTTTAAATACAGGAAGAAATTATATTGGATTTGATAACGGAAAAGATGATAAGACAGGTAGATATTGGGTAGATTTAGCAAATGAAAGAATTGAAGAACATAAGAATAAAAAGGAGAAATCAATATGAAAATTGATAAAAGTTTCATTATATCTGAATATGATTTAGAAGAGATTGAATCATTCATGGAAGAAAAATTACATAAGTTTGCAGTAGATACTTTTGGATTAGAAATATCTAAAAATATAAAAGTTAAAGCAGAATATATTGAATACATGGATGAAGATATGAGATGTTTTAAAGATGAATTAAGATGTGAATTATGGTTAGAAGTTAGTTTCCCACAATATAATTATTTAAATAAAGGATATGGAGTTAGAGAAGAAAGTGTTAGTATGATGTTAGAGTATAAAGGTAGCAAACCATTTTATATTGACAATAAGTTTGAGAGTAGAAATGTGTTTGAGTGGATACAAGGTGGAATTATACAGAAGTGTGAGAGTATTTATGGGATTGGGAAAGATGAATTGTATGAGATGTTTAATGATTATATGATGGATTGTTAGGTGAATGAAATTAATATAATTAATACAAGAGAAATAAATAATCTCTTGTATTAAAATAAATAATAAAGGAGAAATGTTTATTGTTAACATGTAAAGTAGGTAATACGATTATAAATTGTTTTGATGGTAAATATGATAAATTTACTTTAAAAAAATGGTCAGAAGAAAAAAGGTTAATTTGTCCTGATTGTAATAAACTTTATGAATATTGTCATGGAGAAATAATACACCCTTATTTCAGACATAAAGAAAAGAATAAAGATTGTGAAGGTATTTATTACGAACCTGAAACAGAAGAACATATTCAAGGAAAATTAATTTTATATAATTGGTTATTAAAAATTCAAAAAGATAATATTATTCAAGATGTAAAATTAGAATCATACATACCAGAGACAAGACAAAGACCAGATTTATCATTTAGAATTAATGATAAAAGATATGTAATTGAATTTCAATGTTCACCTATTGCAACAGAATATTTAGAAAGACATAGATTATATCAATTAGCAGAAATAAATGATATTTGGATTCTTGGATTAAGTAAATATAATATTCAAGAAGTAAAAAATAATATTTCACATATTGGCAGATTTAAAACTATTGAACAGCATTCTAATTTTTATTTAAATGTTGATAATAAAAAAATATATTTTAAGAAAGAAATATTATCAAGATTACTACCTCATAAATTAATAAAATTAAATAATTATTATGGTTATAAAATAAATGATTTTGAAATTAATTTGAAATTTAATGATATGTCTTTAAAAGAGCAAGTTGTTAAATCATATATTGAACAAGATATAATTGAATTTAATAAAATAGAAGAATTAATATTTTTTGAAAATGGTTTAAATAAAACAGTAAATGATTTTAGAGATTTATATTCAGATTTTAAATTTGAATTAATTAAAAGAACAAATTTTTATTATTTATGGTCAGTTGAATTTTCACATAATTATGGCACATATAGATTTTTTATTAAAAATAATCGTATTGAATTGTGTATAGAATATGAAAAATCAGTTCCATTTGTAGGCAAAAAGGGTGGTTTGGGTTGGAGAAAAGAAAGGAAATATCATGTATTAGATAAATTAGAATATGACTTATTAGATAATGAAATTATAAGTGATTTTATATCTAATCATATTTTAAGAGTTAAAGAAAAACATGAAGAAGAAATTTTAGAAATAAAAAAGCAAGAAAAATATAGACTAGACAAATATAGTAATGTTTTTAAAGATTATTTAAATGCTGAAATACTATTAATTAATGCAAAATCAACAGTTCCAAATAATATAAGATTTAAATTTTTAAAAGGATTTTCTATTATGGAAGAATATATGGAAAATAATTTTATTAAAGAATTGAAATTTTTAAAAAGAATAAATGTCAAGCAATATATTTTTATGATTCCTAAATACCATTATTATTTTAATAGTTTAGGATTTTCTGAATATATTAGTGTTTATGAATTAAATAATATTATTTTAGAACATTTTAAATCATTTGGTTTTACAAATGTCAAATATTTAGATTTTGATGGTGAGGAGGATATTAATATTGGCTAAAAAAATGGATTTATTCTATATATTAAAATTAAATATTAGTTCAATATTAGAGTATAATAGCAATATTAATATCTCCTTTGAAGATGCAAAAAAACGTGGTTGGGTTGTAAGTATTGGAGATAATCAAGTATTAAAATTTTTAAGAGATATAAAATGTATTGATTTTGATAAACACAGACAAAAAATAAATGAATTATATACTTCACGCAATGAATTAAAATCTCAACCTAAATCTATTGAAAATAGTAAACAAATTTATAGTTATCAAAAACAGATTGATGATTTGCTTTATGTTCCAGATGTAATATCAGTACATGCAAATACATCAAAAAAAGATTATAATACAGTAGCAAAAAATACTTTTACAGTAAATGGTATTATTTTCAAAAGACTGTGTGCTGGTGCAGGTCAACTAAGACGAAACACTGTACTTTTTGTGAATGTAAATCTATACGATGAGTTAGAAAAAATAATGCTATGTGGATTAAATAAGAAAAGAATAGGTAAGATAAATTTAGCAAAATTTTCAGCATACTACAGCCTTTATTCTTCATCTACTAATATTATTAGAAATCCAAGAGTTTGTGTAATTAAAGATTATGAAATGCCAATGAAAAATCAAATGGTAGAATGGATTTATCTCAAAGAAAACGGTGAAAGAGATATTGAAACTAGAAGTATTGATTTTGACCAAAATGTTTGGGACGGTTCTGGACTGGTTTCAATAGAAATGGGAGAGCAATGGAATAAAGATTTAAAAATAGAAGATTACTCTCCTTCTGCTTATATTATAAGAAGTGCATGGATTAAAGGTTTATGTATTGTGTTTGATTGGAAAAGGTATGCTAAAGAAATTGCAAAAAAAGAATTTATAACTGATGTGTGGGGACATAAAAAACATATAGATGATATAGACGTTTTGCTAACCACTTCACAATTTAAGATGTGGAAGAAATATAATAATTGGGAAGAATATTTACATTATCACAATAAATATGGTCATGTATGGGGTTGTAGTAGAGTTAATAAAAAACAAGATAATTATTTGACCACTTTAAATTACCAGTACGTCCAATCTAATAATTTCACTTCTGATTCAATAAAAAAACTTGCAGACTTTTCTATTGATTGGGTTAAAAAAGTTTGTACTGGTGAAAGAATTTATATTCTACTCTATTTACTTGGATGTCATGAAAAAGATAAAGATATAAGTAAAATTGAAAATGAATCAGGTATGGATATTGTAAAAGCATTAATGTATGATGAAAGTATATTGGATGATACATATGTGAGAAATAGAATATATAAATCAATACAGAAAAAAATTAATCAAATTAAGATTGGTAAACTTTTGGTAGAAGGATCATATGAATTTGCTATGGTTGATCCATATATGTTTTGTGAATATGTTTTTAGGGATAATAAAGATGAAATACCAAAAGGATTACTTAAAGCAGGTCAATTATGGCAAAAAAGATGGGTAGATAAAGGTGCAAAAGAAGTTTCAATCATGAGGAGTCCTTTAGTTTCTCCTCATGAAAATCAAATATTAGAAGTTTATAATGATGAAAAATGCTATGATTGGTATTCTACTATAAAAAGTGGAGTTATTCTTAATGGTTGGGATACTACTCTAATAAGGGCATCTGACGGTGATTGCGATGGTGATTTATTATTAACCACAGACAATTTATATTTAAATCAGTCAATTGATAGAAGTTTATATCCTATTACATATGAAAAATCAACAGTTAAAGAACAAACTCTTACATATAGTAATTTAGCAAGTATGGACACAAAGAGTTTTAATACTAAGATAGGATTTATTACCAATCTTGCCACATCATTCATTTGTTTACGTGATACTTACAATAAAGATGAAAAAGAATATAAAGAATTAACCAAAAGAATTAATTTACTTCGTTTTCATCAAGGTTCTGCCATAGATGCAGGAAAAGGTAATTTATATATCCCTACTCCTAAACATTGGTCAAAAAAAGAAAGAGTTAATTGGGATAGTGATTCAGAAGAAGAGAAAAAAAGAAAATGGTATGTTAATAAATTAGTTGGGAATAAGAAAAGTTATTTTATGTGCTATATTTATAAACCTTTAATGAAATCATATAAACAACACAAAGAAAGCAATAAACGTATTTCTAGAGCAATGTTTGGTTGTAGAATTGAAGAATTATTTAAGAAAAAGGATAAAACAAAAGAAGAAAGTAAATTTATTAAAAATTATTATAAATACTTACCAGTATTAATAAACAGATCAATAATGAATGAATTAACTTGGTACGTTGAAAGAGCAGATTTTGATTTAAAATATTTTAAAATAACTAATGATTTTGATTATACTGTTTTAATGGATAATAAAATAATTGTAAATACTAACAGTGATTTGTATAATAAATTATTAAATTGCTTAAAGAAATATCATAAAATTTATGAATTAAATACACATGAAAGAAAAATCATGGAAGAAGATTATGGTTATTTAGAAGATGATGATTCTAAGAATAATGAATATTCTATATTGTTTAAAGAAATAGAAAATGAGTTATTTGTAATTTGTTCTAATAAATATGAATTATGCAATTATATTGTATATATTATGTATAATCATTTTAAAACTAAATCAAAAGCAATTATGTGGAATGTATGCGGAGAAGAAATTGTTTATAATTTAAAAAATAAAACTAATAAAGTATACTTCCCAATAGAAACAACTAAAGAAAAAAGACAAGAATATTTAGGTAAATATTATGAATTACAGGAGGTAAAACTTGATAATATTTGATGAAAAGAAATATGCTGAAAATTTATTATTAAATGGATATAAAAATGTAAAATATGTTGGTTCTGATAATATAATTTTAGTTAAGTATTGGAAGTATTTAGGATTACAAGAAAATGAAATAAGGATAAAGTTAAAAAATTTCATGATTGATTTTCAAGATTTATATAGTGCAGATATATCTAATAGTAAAGTTGATAGTGCTATTAAAATTGGTATGCAATATGATTTGTCTACTGATATTGAAATACAGATATATAAAAAGGAAATTGAATTAATAAACACATTACAAACAATAGAATTAAGAAAAATGATGTTTATTTTATTAATCATATGGAAATTTAGAGGTAGACCAAAAAGATTTAAAGTTAAAAATGTTGATTTATTGAGATTAACAGAGATTAAGATAAATAATAATGTCTTTTGGGAATATATTAATGAAATAACTAAAACTAAAATGTTAAGTTTGGTTGGTTATGATAATAAAGATTATTATGCAGTTAATTTTGATTTAGAAGATAATGAAAATGAAATAGTATTTAGTATCAATAATTATAGTAATCCTATTTATTATTATTTAAGTTTAGTAGAACCAGATAAATATAAAAATTGTGTTGAATGTGGAGTTAAAATAACATTGTTAAATAATAAGATTAAATTTTGTAAAGAATGTGCCAAAATAATTAAAAATGAACAAAATAAAAAATATTATCATGAAGATAAAAATTAGGAAAATAGAAAATTGTTAAAACCACTATAAATAAAGAGTTTATAGTATACTAAGAAATTTTATATTATAAATGATATAAAAATGTAATTTAAGGAGAGTCCATACCTATCACTACTCAAAATGTTTTGATTTAAGTTGGGACGGATTAATGCGGAAGAGAGTTTGGATTTAACATCATACTCTCTTTTTTGTTTGTTTAAATAGTCACTACGTATCGTGCGACTATTTTTCAATTAAAAATCTTAATTAAAATATAAAATCAAAAACAAAATAAACTAAAACATAAAAGGAGAATCAACGAACATTGCAACAGATTTCTAGAACACAAAAAGAATGGTTAGTTAAGAATAACATTTTAAAAATGGAAAGGGGAAAGTATCCTGACTGTTCACTTGTAGGACGTAAGAAAAAATCAAGAAGAAAGAAAATTTTTGTACCTGATTGGATGGCAGAAAAAGCAAAAGGTATTTAATTAAATAGGAAGAGTATTGAAGCTACTCTCCCTATTACGTGTTACGTGTTTACTTACATATGTACGGTATTAATATTAATGATAGCAAATTAGAGCAATAAAAATTTTCCGAGAGGAATGAATCTTATGAAAGATGATAATGAAAATAAAAAATTGAATATTGAAGAAATTAGCAATACTAATATGAAAAAGATTTTTGTAGATACAAATATATTACTCAATCCAAAATTTAATTTAAGTGATTATCAAAAAGTATATATATCTATTGTATCTATAGAAGAATTAGATAATTTAAAAAAAGATGATAGAGTTTCATATCAAGCAAGAAAAGCAATTAAAAATATTAAATCTTCTAATAATGTAAAAATAATAACTACTAGTAATTTATCTGCAAAAAGAATGTTTTTAGAACATGGGAATGATAATATTATTCTTAGTATGGCATTTGATGTTTATTGTGATGATGAAGAAGTTATTTTTATTTCAGATGATTATAATTTAATTGTTAAAGCACAGGCATTTAATATACCTTGTGAAATGTTTGAATTTGAAGATAATAAAATAGATAAATATAGTGGAATCAGAAAATTAACATTGACTGAACAAGAATATGTTGATTTGCTTGAAAATCCTAATGATTTTTCATATAATTTTCAACCTAATGAATATATAATTATACATAATACAACTTCCAATGATGAATATTTGTTCACTTGGAATAAGTATTTTGAAGAAGTTAAAATTAAACCATTGTCAAATAAATATGTGAATAAGATTGTTCCTTTAGACACTTATCAAAAAGCATTTATACATATGTTACAAAATGATAATATAAAAGTTAAAATAACAGATTCAAGATATGGTGTTGGTAAGAGTTTTCTTATGATACATTGGGCATTACAAATGTTAGATAAAGAAAAAGTTGATAAATTATATTTTGTTAAAAGTGATTCGCCTCCAAAAAATAGAAGAGAATTTCCTGCAATCCCAGGTGGAATTGTGGAAAAAACTGAACCGTTATTAGGAGTGCTTTGTGATTCAACTGGTGAAACAAGTTTAACTGATATTTTACTTAGAAATAATAGATTGGAAATTTTACCTATTCAATTTGCTAAAGGTAGAAGTTTAAGAAATTCTATTTTATATATCAATGAAGCACAAGATTTTACTCCTTCTGAAATGGAAAGATTAATTTCTAGAATTGGTGAAGGAACATTTGTATTATTAGATGGCTCTACTTCTCAAATTGATAATAGATATTGTTTAAATAGAAATGGTTTATCTGTTGTTAGTGATAATTTTAAAGACAAATATATTGCTGGACAAGTAAATATGATTGAAGATCATAGAAGTGAAATTAGTAAGATGGTAAGTGAAATGGATTGGAAGGATTAAATATAATAATGGTCGATAAAGGTATATTTTTTATACCTCTCCCCTACCCTATTAGAATTGAGGAATCATATGGAGCACATTAAAAAATCTACAGAAAGTTTTATGGATTATGCTGAAAGATTATTAACTAATAGGAATTTATATGACATAGATAAATCGGAAACATATGAATTACTATTTAATAAGCAAGCATCTTCAGATCATGCACGTAAAGCAATAACTGTAGTACAAATGATTATTGATGAATATAAAAAAGATATTATAGATAAGCAAATACATAATATTAATGATATTGTTAATAATGAAAATAATATTAATAAAGATTTAGAAAGTGAATTATTTAATTCAAAATCTACTATTGAATTAAATAAGGATAACACACAGACTAGTAGTAAATTAATTCAAATGTCAGAAAATGATGCGAAAGATACAGAATTTCTTTTAAAAGCACATGGTTATGATTCTAAAGTTTTCCAGTTAATTAGTGCTAGAAATAATATATGGAATTCCTACTCTAAGAGAGACGGGATTATGGTTCTTTATTCAAGTAAGATTACTGTTAAGCCTGTCACAGAATATAAATGGAACATTGAAGATATTAATAAATTATTTGCTAACATTAAAACAGAATATAAAAATAAATCTAATATTTTATCAAAACAATATGAAAAAAATGGTGATACTTTAGTTGTTCCTATCGCAGATTTCCATTATGCTTTATTATCGGATAATTATTCAACTGGTAATGAATATAATTTAGAAATTGCAGAACAAATTTATTATTATACTTTAAATGATATTATAAATAGAGTAAAACATAGAAAATTTGAAAAAGTAGTATTTGTGATCGGAAATGATTTTGTGAATTTTGATAATTTATCAGGAACTACAACTCGTTTAACTCCACAAGATAATTCTGCATTATGGTTTACTACTGTTGTAAAAGCAACTCAATTAGTTATTAATGGAATTGATATGTTGTCAGAAATTGCACCTGTAGATGTTCAATATGTACCATCTAACCATGATTTACATACTATGTTTGGGATAATGCAAACAATAAATGCTTGGTATAAAAATGATGATAATATTAAAATTGATTCTTCTCCCTTACCTCGTAAATATTGTAGAATAGGTAAAACATTATTATGTTTATCTCATGATATGAAAATTAAAGATGCATTGAAGATTATAACTACGGAAGCAAAAGATATGTGGAGTCAATCAGAACATATAATTTGCATGTTAGCACATCTTCATTCGTCTATGATCTATGAAAAACAAGGATATTTAGAAATTATAAGATTACCAACAGTGTCAGGTTGGTCTAGATGGAGTAATGATATGGGATATTTACAAACAGAAAAGAAAAATCAGAGTTTTATTATTAATGATGATTTAGGTATTACAGATGTGATTAATACGATTATTAAGTAAATTTATATTGAAAGGATTAAATGTGTATTCATATGGCTACTGAAATAGGAAGTATTGATATTAATCAATTAGTAGAACAATTAAAAGAAACTTCTAATCCTATTTTTTATCAATATTTTAGGCATTTAGAAAAAAGAACAATAGTTATTAATGAACAAATTGATGAATCTATTATAGAATATGCTGTGTTACCATTATTAGAAATGGATAATGACGGAATAGGTAAAGAAATAAATATTTTACTCAATACTCTTGGTGGACAAGTTTATAATGGATTGGTACTTTGTGATATAATATCTAGACTTAAAACAAAAACAACAATTACAGTTTTGGCGTATGCATATTCAATGGGTAGTCTTTTATTAATGTCTGCTTATAGTAATCCTAATGTAAATGTAAAATGCTATCCATTCACTACTGCTTTGATTCATGGAGGTTCTGATTATTTACAAGGGACAGTTTCACAAATAAAAGATTATTATAATTTTACTACTAAATATGAAAAAAAGATAAAAGATTTTATGTTGTGCAATAGTAAAATTACAGAAGATGAATATGAAAAGATGTCAAGACATGAATGGTATATGACGAGTGAAGAAATGTTGAAATATGGATTAGTTAATGAGATTATTTAATATAATCAAAATATAAATTACTAATATAACAAAATTTAATATAAAAATAAATTTACATATTAAAGGAGATTAAATTAACTATGAATTTATTTAAATCTGAAAGCCTATATGATTCTAAAACTGGTAAGTTTTTAGAAGAGTTTTATATTAATGGCGAGAGTGTTGATGGTGATTTGTATTATTTTCATCTAGAAAGAGAAAAGGATATTGAGGATAAGAAATTAAAAGGAAATCCTTATGAGTATGATGAATGTGAAACTGAAACTGAATGTGAATATAATGATTGTATTTGTGAAGGTTGCTGTGGAGAATGTGGTAATGAGTATGAAGATGAACAAGAAGTAGCATATGATGAATTATTAGATATTTTTGCAGAAAAGATTCAGAATACTGGTGGTTCTTTTGAAGAGATTAAATGTTTGATGGATGAGTTTGCAGATATTGTTTTAGAAGCAAATGAAGAAGAATTTTGTGAGGATAATGATATTTATATAGATGATGAAATGGATTGTGGAATCTCTGAAGAATGTATTGATTGTGATGATACTGAATGTGAAAATCAAATTAGTTCTGAAGAATTAGAGGGGTTAAAGATAATTGCTAGTTTCACAGAAGAAGTTTTAAAAAAAGATGGTTGTCCAGATTGTATATTCGGTTTACTTGGTGATTTGTATGTCAAGGGCAAGAATGTTGGATGGCAAAATCATAAGGATTATATTATGATGTGCAATGAGTGATAAATTATATTAATGTAGATTAAATTCGCTAATAATTAAACTAGCGAATTTTATTGTGCATTAAAAAATGCATAAATATATGGGTAATGACCTACCATTGTGGAGGAATAATTATGAATATGAGTGATTTTAAAGAAAGAGATTTAAAAGATGTAATAAAAATAATATGTGATCAAAAATTTTTTAATGATTTAGTAGATTTTCCAAATATAATTATGAAAGATGATATATGTTATTATAAAGGGGTTCCAATATCTATTGATGAAAATTTAAAATATAAAACATGTGAGTTAGTATATAAAATTAATGATAATTTCTATGATGGAATTGTTAATAATCTAAAACAAGAAGCAAAACATTTGAATAATAAAATAAGTATATTTAGATCAAAACATGATATACAAAACTGTATCGTTGCACTAAAAGCACTTAGAGAAACATTAGATTTAATTAAAAAGTATGATTGGCAATTAATGTATTCTGAATATGGTGTGGAAAATACAAATAATCAATTAAATAAATTAGAAGATATTCTTAATTTATTTAATGAAAATATTAAAAAAGATGATAATACATATAAAAATACAAGTGAAGTATTTGAGATATTAACAAAATTATGGAATGAACCAAAATCTGAATCAAAATTTATTACTGAGATTGCAGTATGGGAACAGAATCATGATGGGCAGATTAGGAATCATAAGGTTTGGAGAACAGATATTGAGTATAAGAAATATAAATATATTGTTGATAATGAAATTAGACCATAAATTTATAGATTAAGATATATTGAGTCCACTTCTATTTATTTGAGGTGGATTTTATTATGTTTTAAGGTGTAAATGAAATATGTATGAATGTAAGAATTAGTGATAATTTTTGGATTTAAGTTAGTTTAGAGATTATAAAAATAATATTGTTTGTTTTAAGAAGTTAGGTGATTAAAGGGAGTAGCTACCCTTCTCTATGCAACCTAACTTCTTTTTTATTTTTATTTAATAAATAATGCATAGAGAATTATAAAATAATTGCATGGAGGTTGATTGAGATGTTAATTAGTGAAGAAGTAGAAGTAAAATTACATCCGTCAAATGTAAAATACTATGAAGACTTATATTATGAAATACCAAGAGTAAAAATAAATGGTAAATATGTGGTTCGTAAAGGTACTACTATTATCGTAAAAGTTAAAGACTTGCAAAAATCATCTAATATAATGGTTGAATATAAATGTGATTATTGTGGAACTAGAAAACAAATACCATATTGTGATTATACAAGAAAAGAAAATACTTTAAATAAAGATTTTTGTATTGATTGTATTGGTGATTACAAATCTGAATTAAATAAATATCAATGGGAAGAAAAATTTAATTCTGAGTTAAAAACTTGCAGTAAATGCAAAAGAGAGTTTCCTAAAACTTTGGATTATTTTTATAAAAGTACAAGTAGACCTGATGGATTGACATGTCAATGTAAAGAATGTGCCAGTAATAAAAAAATATTTGGTATACAAAAAGATAATAAACAAAATAAAAAAGAAAAGAAAGAAAATAATAAAGTAAATAATGATTTATATTTGGAGAATGATGGATATAAAATATGTAAAAAATGTGAAAGAAAATTACCTGCTGATATAGATCATTTTTATAAAAGAAATAATACAAAAGATGGTTTTGTCAATAATTGCAAGGAATGTGAGGGTAAATCATTTACAGATAAGTTAATTCATATTCCAAAAGAAGGTTATAAATTTTGTATTAAATGTAATAGAGAATTACCAATAGATATAAAATATTTTCCACCAGATAAAATGTGTAAAAACGGATTACGGAATGTCTGTCGTGAGTGTGGTCAAGATGGACATTTCATGGAAGATGGATATATTCCTAAACAATGGTGGTCTAAAGAAGAGGAAGAATTTTTTATATCAGTATATCCAAATTACACTTGTGAAGAATTAGTTGAAAAATATTATCCAGATATGACTACTAAACAATTATGGGATAAAGCATATAATTTAGGTGTTTCTTATAAGAATGAAAATACTGTCAAAAGAGCTAATGAACAAAGGTCTAATAAAATGTCTGGAGAGAATTCTCCCTTTTATGGTGTACCAAAGTCATCAGAAACAATAGATAAATTCAAGATATCTATAAAAAGGTATTATAAAGAAAATAATGGTTGGTGGTTAGGTAAGAAAAGAAGTGAAAAACAAAGAAATATGTTAAGTGAACGCATGAAAGGCAATTGGGCGGGAGATAAAAATCCTAGATATGTCAATCCATTAAAAGGTAAAGACAATCCTAATTGGAGAGGTGGAATAACACAATTATATTTTGAATTAAGAAGTGAAATAAAAGAATGGCAACAAAATAGTATGAAGTCATGCAATTATAAGTGTGTTTTAACTAATGGTGAATTTGATAATGTACATCATTTATATCCTTTTAAAGATATTGTAAATGAAGTATTTGAAATATTAAGATTAGATTTTAGAAATAAAGTAAATGATTATTTAGAAGAAGAATTTAATAAAATAAAAACAATATTAATTGAATTACATGATTATCATGGATACGGCGTTTGTTTATGTAAGGATTTGCACAAATTATTTCATGATACATATGGTTATTTAAATAATACACCAGATCAATTCAATGAATTTGCAAAAAGATATTATAATTTTGAATTTGATGAATTATTAAATGATAAATATAAATATTGCAATGTTTTAAAATTAGTTATTTAAGGAGTGTGGCTTTATGCCAAAGAAAAAAAATGAATTAATAGTAAAGTCACAAATTAAAAAAATATGTGATAACTGTAAAAGAGAATTGGCAATGACTCAATACTATAATACAAATTCAGTATTATCAGTAGATGGAAAATTAAATATATGTAAAGTTTGTGTTAGATCAATGATTGATTATAATAACATGGAAACAATATATAAAATTTTACAATTATTAGACATTCCTTTTATATACTCATATTACAGATCAGCAAAAGAAAAAGCACCAGATGATCCTTGGAGTATATATATTAGAATCGCTAATTCAAAAATGAATGAATTTAAAAAAGGAACTTGGAAAGATAGTAAATTTAAACCAGAAAGTATTAATCCAGTAAAATTAAATATGGATCAAGCAATTATAATTACTAATAATTTTGATGTTACTAATGAGATGGTATTAAAATGGGGAAATAAATATGAACCAGAAGATTATTATGAATTAGAACAGTTTTACAATGATATGCAAAGAACAAATAGTATTGAAACAACACAAGATATGATATATTTAAAAAAACTTGCAATTATTTCTTTAAAAATGGATAAAGAATTAGAAGAAGGAAATTATGATGAAGCTAAAAAATTAGGTGATTTATTTTCTAAATATATGGCAGATTCTAAATTTCGTGCAATGGATAAAACAGAAGCAGATAAAACAGGTGGCATTAGAAATTTCTGCACTATATATTCAGAAGTTGAAAAAGATGGTTTTATCCCACCTTGGGAACATTATAGAAAAATAAAAGGTATTAGTCAAGATATAGTTGATAAAACAATAATGCATATAGAAAATTTTACTTTAAAACTTAATAAAGCAGAAAAAATGATGTCTCCACCATTAGATACTCCTAAATTAGAATTAGATGAAATTGACACAGAGAATGTAATTATAATAAATGATATTGAAGTTGATGCAGATGATATAATTGGAGATGATGATAATGGCATCTCAGAATAATTTTAGTAAAAAAAGTAGGAGTATTAAAGATAGTGACACATTTTTAAATCCACAAAATATTGAAACTAATAATATTAATAATTTACAAATAAAAAGTTTTGAAGGTGTTAAAGAGCAATGGAGAGAATTATGTAGTTATTTTAGATGGTATCCAGATAAATTTCTTGATTTTATTTCTCCCCCTGATTCTAAAATACAATTATATTATTATCAAAGAATATATTTAAGAATAATGATGAGATATAGAAAAGTATTTTTAACAGCAACAAGGGGAACTTCTAAGAGTTATCTTCAAAATTTAGCATTTATTTTAAAATGTATAATGTATGAAAAAACTAAACTTTTTACATGTGCAGTAGGTAAAGAACAAGCTGCAAAAATAACAGCAGATAATATAAATGATATATTTGAACATTATCCTCTTTTAAAAAAAGAAGTTAAAACATTTGTAGAAAATAAAGATTATACTAAATTAATATTTTACAATGGGTCAAAATACGATGTTGTCCAAATGCGTGATTCTACGAGAGGTGGTCGTAGG